ATGGCTAGTGTTATCAAACATGGAAAGGTATGGCGCGTTCAGATAAAGGTCGGGAAGACGCGCGCGAGCAACACATTTTCCACTGAGGATGCGGCGAGGGAATGGGGCCGAGCGCTTGAGACAAAACTCCGCAAGAGGGCTGAGCTGAAAGAGCTTCTGGATGTAGGCGCCTCCTTGCCAAATTTCCCCGGCCGGATCGTTCAGGCGATGCTCGACTCCCCTTTGAGCCCTGAGCAGATCATCGCGGCAGCCATTCCAACCTCAGTGATCTGCGGAGTCTATTTTCTGATCCGAGGCGAACGGATCGTATATGTGGGGCAGTCGAAGAACGTCTTGCGGCGCATCGCACGCCATATGGACGATGGTAGAGAGTTCGACCGATTTTCGGTATCGCCATGCAATGAACATGAATTAGACGGGCTAGAACGCACCTATATAACTGCGCTCTACCCGGATGAAAACATGTCATTGGGAAACGTTTCGAAGTAGTTTTTTGGGGCGGGACATCAGCAAGTCTGCAAACTTGCCGATATCCCTAACACACACCGATCACTAGGAGATCGATCATGCGCTTCACCAAGTCTATCACCGCCGCCCTGATGCTTCTCGCATCAATTTCAGCGCACGCCCAAGCAGTGGCATCGGCCAATCAAGGCCACCACGGAGGCTCCAATCACGGCGCGCTCGGCGCTTCTGCGGGAGCATTCGGCTCATCATCTGGATCGGCAAACTCAGGCGCGAACGGTCAAGGCGGAAGCTACTGGTCGCCGGATCTGAACTCCGATCCTGTTGATGCTTATCAGCCATGGCCTCAGCGTGAAATGGCTAAATTTGCCAAGCCAACATGGACGCCGTATCGGGGTGATTGAAAAATGAAAACCTGTGCGACATGCAAGATTGAAAAGGCGACTGAAGAATTCTATAAGCGGGGAGACAAGACAGGACGGCCGCGCTCCATCTGCAAACTGTGCACTAACGCTCGGCGCGTCGAAAAGTACGCAAAGAACCCAAGCATCGAGTTGAAGAAAAACCGAGAATGGGAAATTGCGAACATTGATCAGAGGCGCACTAAAGCTCGCGAATGGAGAGGCAGAAACCCTGACAAGGTCAGAGCAAAACATGCGCGTCGATATAGCAAAGATCCTGAGAAGGAAGTTCAAAGGGCGCGCCGATATCAAATAAATAATCGCGAAAAGGTAAATGCTTTACAGGCAAAAGTTCGCGCAGCAAAGACCAAAGCAACTCCGGCTTGGGCGGATAGAAGGAAAATAGGCGAATTTTATTTCGCCTCAAATTTTCTTTCGATGGTCACAGGTGATTGGTATCACGTCGATCATATAGTGCCGCTGACATCCGATCTAGTATGCGGATTGCATTGCGAAGAGAATCTCCGCGTGATACCTGCGTCCCACAATATAAGCAAGGGGAACAGGCACTGGCCTGACATGCCATAGCAATCAGAAATGGCTCGATTTCAGAAGCCGTGAGCGCTAGTTGAGCTTGTACGCGGGGGAAAGGTGGGATGCGAAGCGCGCGCAGCGGGATTCTATGTCCTCGTCTTTCAGTTCTGCCGCGCGGCCGTGGCGTCGCGCTTCTTCGAGGAAGTGTCCGAGTTGCAGAACAAAGGTCAGTTCGCTTTCGTCGAGGGTCTTTCCTTCTCGCATGATGCCTTCGACGATTTCGTGTCTGCGCTTGACGAGCATCTCAGCGCCTATCAGCGCGTGCTCGAATTGCCGGGAAGCGAGTTCCCTTATATGCATCTCGGATAGTTTCTGTTCGGCGCTCATTTGACCGGTTCCGTTCGGGAGGGTTGTCACCCTACGCCGAACGAAATCAGCCGTCAACCTTACGAAAGAGCACCGATTACGCGCTCGATGGCATGGTCAAGGACATTCGGGAACGGCAACGCCGGCTTGCCGATGTGCGTCACCAGTGCGGGATGCTGCCAGCCCAGAGGAACGTCCGGAACGATGTCCAGACCGTTCTTGAACAGGTGCAGAGGAACGGAAGCCAGTAGCGTGCGCAGCGTCATATCTGGACTCACGCGCGGCGGCTCGAAGCAGTAGACGGCCGCAGGCGGATTGCCCGAGATTGTCATGTCCATAGCCGCCATCAGCGCAATAGCGGCGCCGAGCGAATGACCAACCAGCGTAACCGGCTGTCCTGCGATCGCGGCGAGCACCGGGACCGAGATTGCGCGCCACGCGTTCAGGAAGCCGCTATGCACTTCGCCAGCGCCGGGGACGGACACCGGCAACACATCGAAGTCGGCTTCCCAGCATGCGCCGTTATCTGAACCGGGGAAGGCCACGACGAGACCTGCTTCGGTATGGCGCACGATCGCGCGGGAAGCGCTTTCCTCAACGCCGATATCCGGCGTCGAGGTGTACGATTCCTGCGCAATCAGCGCGAAGTCGCGCGCGTTCATTGGCTTGCGGCGATCGGTGCGGTTGCAACCGGCGCTGCCTGCCCGTAGACCGTCAGCGCATTCGTTACGGTCAACTGAAACACGCCGATCGCAGCCATGATGATCGGCTTCTGCTCGGCCGGAACGAGCGCGGATTCAGTGATCGCCTTTTCAATCGCGGGGATGCCGGTCGAGAGCAGCGATTGCACCGAAGTCACAGTGATGGCGCCAGCCGTCGCGCAGAACAGGCCATTGGCGGTTGCAGCGGTCGCCACGACCGGATCGAGCGCAGCAACAGCAGTGAGCGTCGGCTGAACGACCATGCAGCCGTTCGTGACGATCGCCTGCAGTTTGGCGAGATCGGCAGTCGCGTCGGCCTGTTGGGTCGTCGAGCAGCCGGCAAAGATAAAGCAAGCGGACAGGGCCAAGCCTGCCGCGATACGCAGCATCGATTTCATGGGATTTCCTTCGGAGTGGAGAGGGTTACTGCTTCGGGGTGTTGCGGGCGTTGATGAGATTGACGACGTAATGCGCGGCCGTCAGCACGATTGCGCCCATCGTTCCTGCGACTTCAGAGGGAGGCGCCGGCAGCTTCGCTGCCTGGCAAATCCAGACGATGCAGCCGCCGAGCATGGCTCCGGTAACGGCCGATGCGCCGGTTGAGACGGGAGAGGTCTGGTTCATTGCGCGGACTCCGGTTGAGGTTCTGCCTCCTTTGAGAAATCGGCTCCGAGAGTGAATAGCGCGCGCTCAGCATTACGACGGCGCAGAAGGCCCGCGACGTGCTGGCCTCCCGACATATCCCATTTCTCGAATTCATCGATGGCGCCCTGGACGTCGTTATCGTTCAGCTTCGCGAGCATCGTCGAGTTCTTGAACGCGGTAATGCCGACGTTGAACGTAAAGTCCACAAGCGCATCAAATTCATCCTGCGTGATGCCAGGCTTCACATACAGATTGACAGCGTTCGCCGCCCACTTGACGTCTTCCTGAAGCCACTGATCCGCTTCTTCTGCGGTGCATGTCATGCCCTCATGCACGCCGATGGTATGGCCGTACCCGATCGTCCAGTTGTCTGTCGGCAGCGGCTTGTATGCGGTCAGGAAAGGACCGCCTTCGAAATACTCGGTCAGGTGAAGCCCATCCTTCGAGTAGTCCATCATTCCTCCATGGGGTTGGTGAGAGTTTTCAGGAGCCGTTCATCGGCTTCCCGGATCGAGCGCAACAGCGCTGTGTGGTCTGCAAGCATGTCGCGCTGTGCTTCCGCGATCGCGAGCAGAGCGGCAAGCATCTGGCCTTGCGATTCGACCGTCTTGCGTTGCAGCTCGGCTGATTCTTCAGCCACCATCATCAGCACTGCACTGGCCGTCGATGCTTCGATAGACAGGATCAGGTTCGTGGCGCCAAAGTCAGCATCAGTGCCAAGCAGAAAATGCAGCGCGAGAGACGAGCCGATGAAGACGCATAGCAGAATCAGGAAATTGCGCGGCTTCCTGACCGTCATATAGAGGCGGAAAAGGTTACGCATGGGGATGGAAATACATGAGGACTTCGAAAGCGGCTTCGAGCGCCACGAGCACGATCACAATCCACTCAAGCCGCAGGCCGTGCCGGTGCTTCTCGTGGTCTGCTTCGTCCTTGTTCTCGTCTTCGAGCGCGCTAACACGATCGGCTAGATGGTCGATCCGGTCGTTCGCCAGATCGAACCGCGCTTCGACCAGTTCATCATCCATGTTTCAGGAACAGCGAAATTATTTCCACAATCATCAGACCGCCAGCGAAGATCGCCGCCCATTTCGCCGGGATAGCGTTCAGTGCGTCCGTCAAGCGTTTGTCGAATTTCTCGGAAATGTCCACGCGAAGGCCCAGGATGTCATCCTTCGTTGCGACCTTCGCGAGGCTTTCGCGCAGCTCGCACACTGCGGAATCCAGTCTTTCGAGGTGCTTGTCATGCCGTGCGATATCCTCGTCATGAGCACGAACGCGCTCACGCAATTCAGCGATTGCGGCCATATGGTTGTCCATTGAATTCCCCGACATGAGAGTTTATTGAGAGCCACCGCCCAGAGTGTTATTGGTGCCGCTGTTCGAATTCAGGTTCGTGTTCTTCCAGTAACCGTTCGATTGCACATTGACGTACTGTGATGTAGGACCGAGAACGATCGGCGTCGTGATCTGCTGGAACACGTTATTGCTAACGACGGAAGCTTGCGATGCGTACGCATTGAACTTGATACCGGTCTGATTGACCGCAGGCAGAACCGCAGGACTAAAGTAGTTCCCCGATATCACAGCGCCAGCGTAGTTCTGTAGATTTATGCCGACAGTGTTGTTATTGATGAGAAAGAAGTTCCCTTCAATCATCGTCGCTTCGATCGGCGATTGAAGAAGGATCGCGTTTTGCGCTGCATTGAACTGGCTGGAAAGCACTGCAAGCTGATCTAAACCATCACCGCCAGGTGGCGCAAAGATGCTGTTCTGATTGCCGTTAAAGTTGCTGCTGACGACAGTTACGCCCTGGATGTACTGGCCGTAGTTGAGGCCATAATTGGTGCCGTTGAACGTGTCGCCGATGAAGTTGTATACGACGCCGATATTAGTGGCAGTACCGACGAGCTGAACGCCGGTCGAGCTATAGGGGCCAAGAAAGTTATCGTTGATGAAGTTGACGTTAGACACCGTATACAGATAGGCGTCGGTTTGCCAACCGTTAGCGACGATATAACCATCAGCGCCACGCACCGTGACATTCGTGATATCGCTCGGCGCGGTATTGGCCGGATTGGGGTTCGTGACCTCGCTGTTGGTCAGCAGAATCCCTTGTGAACCTTGCGCAACTTTGGCAGCTACCGTCAGATCGCGGATGTGAATCGAATTGAATGCGCTGGTAAATCCGACTGCAATGCCAGGGCTATTCGCTGCCGAGAATTCAAGATGGGTGACGTCCTGCCCAGCGCCAATGACCGTAAGAGACGATGCACCGGTTGTCGGGAACGTATAGGCCATCGGCCCGGAAAAGTTGTAGTGACCCGGTGGGAAATAGACGCAGACCTGATTCTGATCCGAAGCACTGACTGCTGCCCGCCATGCAGCGGTGTTATCCGTGACACCGTTCGGGCTTCCACCCTGCCATATGATGTTCTGGCAACCCGGTGGGACGGTCTGCGCAAGGGCTACGCAGGCAAATAGGGCTATAAAGAGCGCGAGTAAGCGTTTCATCAGCTGGAAGGCAGAATGGTGTAGTTGTCGGTTGCGCCGATCCTGATGATGTTGTTGGCGTCGCAACTACTGTTGTTCCACTGACCGCTGATTGGCGCCAGAACTGCCGAGACGCCGGTTGTATTGTTTTTGACGAGAATATTTCCAGTCCAGACCGTTGCGCCCCAGACAAACAGGGAAACGGACGAAGAGGAATTCCAGACTACTTCCTGTAGAGACGTTCCGAAGAACGGCGCCGAACCATTCGTCCAGTCGATGGAGCGGGCGTGCGAAATAGCACCGGTCGTGACGCTACCGTCAAATCGCCCCGTCTTGCCTAGCAAGTCGCTAAAACTCATCGGCAATCCGCCCTTCTGGGCGAGCGCGAGCACCCAAGCATGGTTCATCGATAGCGGCAAAGAAAGGCCGAGTTCGGTCGCGACTTGCGACATCGATAGCGGGAAACTCGCGGGCAGCGTCATTTCGCTGCCTCCACGATGGCGCGTAGGCGAACAACTTCCTTCGCCAACTCGACGCATGCCGCGAGCGCAGCATGGCCGTACGCAACGGATAGCGTCCCCTTCTCGCTCTCAAGCACCGCTTCGGGCAGGAATTTGCGCAACGACTGAGCGCCGACACCGACATGACGCTCATCGGTATCGATGCGCGTGTAGGTGCCGCTTTTCAATGCCGCGAGAGATTCGAGGAAGTCGGGCGCCAGCGCACCCCAATCGGTCTTCAGGCGTTCGTCTGAAGATGCCGTGATATTGCTACCGCTGACGGTTCCGGTAGCCACGATATTCCCGCCAGCCGAAATATTCCCGGACGCCGCGAGATTGCCAGCATCGTCAAGTTGGGCAATGGCTACTGAAGCTGCATTGTTCAGAATCTGGAATGCACCGTTGAATACGCGAACCGTCTTGCTCGGAGTCGTGGCACCGTTGCCGAGCATATAAATTTCTGCCCCAGCGGGTGACGACGAGCAGGAAAGCGACAGAGCCGGAATCGAACGAGAACCCGGATTCAGACCAAGCGTCCCGAGGTTCGCGAGCGACGGCGTGTTAGGGTTAAGGATGCCGACCCATACGCCAGAAAGCCCGCTATCGAGCGCGCCGCTATCCCACGTCACCGTAACAGTCGTGAGAGACGTGTAGGCGGAGGTGGTAATCGTCCCGGCGATAGTTCCGGCTGTGACGAAGGCCAGAACCCTGCGACCAACGGTGTAGATATTCGTCTGGTTACCGGCGACTGTGAACTGCGTGCCGCTAACGAAGGTCGGCGTCAACCCGTAGTTGATCCATTCAGGGGTAACGAACCAGTTTGCGACATCCGCCATCATCTGGCGCGCGCTATCGTTGACGGTCGAAGGTGCCTGCCCTTCCGCCCAATTGATCGCGCCGGCCGTCGCGTTGTTAGCGGGCGTCGTTGACCATTGCCAGAGAGCCATTTTCAGATCCTGTAGAATAAAAACCCCGCACGCGGCGGGGTTCGGAGGGTTTCATGCACGACGTTCTGATAGTCGGACTAGTCAAGCTGGGCATCGTGGCCGTCATTTCATTTGTTGCCGGAATTCTGGAAGCCGCCAAGAAGCCCATTCACGGCGGCTGGACGACCGTAGTTCAGGAGCCCTTGCACAAGCGCGCCTGGAACCTGCTGACCCGCCGCAGCAGCACGAGCGTCGAGGTACGGCAGAACCGTGTCCGGGTTCATCAGAAGCCCCGTTAACCGGTCCTGAAGTCGATTGCCGACCATCTGCCCGATTCTGTTCCCGCCGCCGATAATCCCCAGCCCCACCATCGGGTGACCGAGCGCGGCCGCGCCGAGCGCGCCAACCGCTTTCCCGACGTTTCCCGCACCGCCGAATCCTGGCCCGTAAAGCTGCCGCGCGAGCCATCCCTGCGCCGCGAGGTTGTACGCGGTATCGCTACCCGGTGATTTGATCGAATTCGAGACCGTCGCGCGCTGCAAGTCCTGACCGATCCCCTGAAGCGTGTTCAGCGCGTTCGCGTCGATCCCGTACGTCGCGGCATTGCCGCTGTTCATTGCCTTCGTCAGAGCTGACCGGAACGGCATCATCTGGATTTCGGGAGCGCCACCGGCATTCATCGCCCGCGTACCAAGGCCGTTCGCAATCTGCTGCCCGACTTCCATCGTGTTGACCGGCACGCTGCCCTGCGCGTACGCCGACTTCGCAGCCTGCACGCCGGGTATATAGCGCTGCGTCCAGTTATCGATGCTGCTCTTGAGCGCGGACAGCGATGCAGCTCGCGAGTTGGCGCCGCTGCGCTGCGCGTCGCTGATCATGTCGCCGAGTGCGCGGGACGTGTAATCGAGCGCCGAGCCGTTGATGGTGTTCGAGTTCGGCGTCGGCCATACCGGCGCCACACCGCGCCCAACAGCGGCATCCAGAGCGGCGTTCTGCTGCGCCGTCTGCATGGCCTGTTGCATTTCCGGTATTTGCGCATAGCGCATGAACGCTGGCCCGACGTTGGCCGTCGCCTGATGCGCCTGCTGATACAGCGGAGTAGCAGCGGCGTCGCGCGCAGCCTGCGCGGCCGTGAGATCGGCCGGCGTACCCGCAACACCAATCAACGCTTGCCAGCGCGCATCATTGTTGTCGATCGCGCGTTGAGCCATCGCCGTCTTGAACGCGGGGATGTTGGCGGCCGCCTTCTCGGTCTGCACCATGACAGGCGTTTGCGCGACCTGTGCCGTAGTCGGGTTGGAACCCGGTACGAACTGCTGCACGCCGCGAATGTTCTGCGCCGCCGCCGCAGCTTCAGCTGGGTCCATCGCGCCGGCGAGACCTTCGCCAACGAATCGTTCCGGCTGAATAACCGGCCGCACGGCGTTCCATAGTCCGCCCCCCAGAGCGCGTGCGCCAGCCGCAACAGCCGGTGTAGCCGCACCTAGAGCGCCGCCTATTCCGGCTTGCTCGGCCTTCTGAGTCCAGAAGTTATCGCCGGGATTATCGACCGGCATCATCGCCGCGCCGGCCGCGCCCTGAGCTGCGCCGAGCCCGAGCTTCCCCGCAAGCGACAGGCCGGCATACTCGGGACCGACCAGCATCGTCGGAGCAGTTCCCGCAATCTGGCCGGCGATATTGCCCGCGCCAGTGGCAATCGGATGCGACGCCTCGGCTGCGGCCGCGCCGCTTTTGATCTGCCCTAGCTGCCAGTTGGCATCGTTGTTCAGGTAGTCGCCAACCTTGTTCAGGCCAACAGCCGATGCGCCGCGACCGGCCAGTTGTTCGAGGCCCGCGACCGTATTACCGAGCCCCTTCCCGAAGCCGATCAGACCGGACGTAAACGCTCCAGGTTGCCCGGCAGCGGGGGGTGCTGCCGCGGCTCCCGTGCCGCCCGCTGCCGACGCCGGGACCGGTGGCGCAGCCGTTTCCCCTAGGTATGCATCGAACGACTGCGCAGGCGCCTGCGTCGGCGCCTTCAGATAATCGTCGAAAGCGCTCATTTCAGCATCCCGTTATTGAATGCCCATTCGAAGTTGGCACGCAGCGACGGATTCGCCTTGATCGCGGCCTGCACCGCTGCGCGCTGCGCATCACCCGACATCGACAGCATCGGTATCATCGAAGGCTTGATGTTCTGATCGAACGCCGCCGATTGCTGCGTGTACGATTTCTCGTCTCCGCGCTGATAGATCGGCGTCAGAAACTGCGTTTTCAGGTGCGCGAGATCGAGGTTGTTCAGTTGCGTCGTCAGCCCCTGCACCATTGCCGGTTGCGGTTTGTCGTATGTCGGAACCGCCTCATCAATCGTCGCGCGCGCCGCGTCCGTGCCGCCTGAGCCCAGCGCCTTGCCTTGCAGCGCTACATACGTCGCGTGCAGTTTCTGATATGTCGCGGCGTCTGGACTGATTCGCGTGCTGATTCCTTCTGGGAGCAACCCAATCGCACCGCCCGATACGCCCTTGTTGCCCGCGAGGTGCAACATTTCCGTCAGCGCTTCGCGCGATTGCTGATAGTTGGCGTCAGCATTCGATAGACCGCTGTATGCGTCGGCCATCTGCTTGCTCGGCGCTGCCTGGGACGCGTTGGCCGCGTTCGTCTGGCCCAATGGAGGCTGAGCAGCCATCGGGGCGCCGCGCGATGGCGTTGAGGGCGCTACACCGCCTTGCAGAGCATTGCGCCATCCCGGCGTCTCGGTATCGAACAGAGCAGGAAGGATGCGCGCGCGCGTCGCCGGATCAGCGAGGTTGATCGGTTCATTGACACCGACGCCACTCGCTGCCGACATTGCCGTAGCCTTGGCGGTAGGGTTGTTGTCACCGTCGCCAACCGGCGCCCACCGATTGGCAATCCCGGTGATCGTGTTGATGCCGTGCTTCGAACCGTATGCCGCGAGCGTCTGGTCGGCGGCGTTGATGCCGTCCTGTGGCGTGGCGTACGTCGCGAACTGGCCGTTGGCGCCCTTGATGTTCCCGAAATTGTTGTTGCGGATGCCGACCGGCGTGCTGGGCGCACCGTTTCCACCGGCTGAATCAGCGACATTCGCGGCCGTTTGGTAAACGAAGCCACCTTGGCCGCCGTTCGCGGTCGGGTCCCACACCTGTTGCAGATTGTATTGAGCCTTGCCGCCTGCCTGAGCGGCCGCGCTTGAGCGAACCGCTTCGGGGCCGCCAGAGACCGGCACGATCGACCACGTCCCATCGCCGTTCGGCTGATTCATGTAACCAGCCGGCGCCGGTCCCGGCGTGCTCTTGAGGACGCCCTGGTCGATATAGCCAGCGCCGGGACGAAGCGGTACAACGCCCTCTTTGCGCACCGCTCCCTGAATCGCATTCGTGTATTCAGGCGTGCCATACCCGTAGGCCGCAGCCGCGTTCTTCTGGATATCCGTAGGCATCATGCGGGCCAATGTCGGATCATGCTCGACAGCCACGCGCATCAGATCGCCGCCGCCCTGAATGCCGGCCATGTTCATCAACATACCCTGCTGGAACAATTGCTGCGGCGTCTTGCCGTAGATGCTTCCAGACGGTGCACCGGACGCGCTGGAACCGGCCGTAGAGCCGCCGACATCGGACGCGGCAGGCATCGACGCCGGTGCACTCGATGCAGGCCCATAGAGCGACGAATACGACGGCGCGGCGCTTTGCGGAGCCTGCGAGCCGTTAGATATACCTGCAAGCCCCTGCATGGCCGCGAGTTGCAGCATCTGTCGCTGTGCGTTGAGCGCGCCCGAATAGCCCTGTTGCAATCCCTGAACACCGCTGCCCATCGCCTGACCCATGCTGACCGGCAGACGCGAAGGACCGGACGCCGCGAGCAGCCCCTGACCGAGCCCGAGCAACCCTGCTGTCTGCGGATTGGCGTACAGCCCCATCAAGCCATTCGAGGATGAATCAGAGCTGCTGCCGAAATCGAATAGACCTGCCATGTCAGCTTCCCCCGAATGCGCCACTGATACCGCTCATTAGCCCTTGCATTCCCTGCTGCATGGATTGCCTCATTTGCGGGTTCTGAGCCATCAGGCCGATCATCTGCGTCGCAGCGGGGGCCATTGCCTGACCCATATTCGCCGGCTGCTGATGATTCTGCGATTGTGCGAGCAGACCTGAGCCGAGACTGCCGAGCATCCCCATCATCTGCGGGTTCATCGACGCGCCCTGTTGAACAGAGCCGGAAGGGCTCGCGCCGGCGCCAAAGAGACCCGCAGGCATCGCACCCTGATACGACGTCGCCGGGTTGAACATCGGATTCGGTTGCATCTGCGCCTGTTGCATCGTGGCCGGCGTCTGGAAGCCGAAATACGGATAGTTCATGATTCGCTCCCTTACGCGCCGATCGCGGCGTAATCAACCCGGTCAAAGCCGCTTTCTGCATGGCGAGACACTGCCGAGGGCATCACGCGGCGTACGTCGTCCGACATAACGCCGATGCGGCGAACGTGCGGCGCATCCCACAGATAGCGGTAGTGATAGAGCGGCAGACCGTTCTTAAGACGCGCTCCGGTCGGCTCGATGTCCATCTTCAGACGCCGATCGGAGAACAGGCCAGCAAGTCCGCCACCGATAGCGCCGACGCCAGTACCGATCGGGCCAAACATGCTCCCCATTGCTGCGCCTGTCGCCGCGCCACCGACAGCGCCTGCGGCCTGATTCTGGTAGTAAGGCTGGGTCGTGCTGGTATTGCCGCCGTACTGGCCTTGGATCAGGTTCGAATAGTTGTTCAGCAACTGCCACGGCGCGTTAATCACAGACTGGTTGTACGCCTGCTGATTGCCACCCATGTTGTACAGGTTCGAGACCTGACCGCTAAGAGAATTGACAAGGTTCGGTGAGTTGTACGACCCTTGCAGCTGTTGCTGTGCGGCCGTGTTGTAGTTGCCGCTCAGACCGCCAAGCGCGCCAAGCTGGTTGCTGGCCAACGACTGACCTGCGGCCAACTGATTGCCCATGTTCGTCTGATACATGCTGTTCACGAGCGATGCGTCGGTATTGCCGAGCTGCGTCGCGAGGTTCTGCTGGTTCTGACTCATCGCCTGGTTGTATGCCCCCGATCCATACCGCCCGGACGCTTCCATTGCGCTCGCGGTATTCGGCGCGGTAGCGGTCTGGTATGCGCGCGTGATCGCATCGTTTGCCGCATTCAGTGCACCGGTCTCGTACGGATTGTTGTTCATCGATCCGTTCGCGAACGAATTCAGCGATTGAACGCCCGTGCCGTTGTTCGCCAGATTTCCGAGACCCGAATTAGCAATGTTCGAGTTCAGATAGTTCCCGTTCAGCAGGTTCGTCGTGTAGCTATTGGCCGAATTGTTGAGCGCTCCCGCATACCCCATATTCGTTCCATTCACCATTCCTTGCGTGAGGCCCATCGCCTGCTGTTGCATCGGCGTGAAGCCGGCGACCGTTGAGCCGATATTGGCGTTCTGGGAGTTGTATTGGTTAAGCGCGCCCTGAAAGCCGGTTTCCAGATAGGGTTGCTGGGCCGACCACGGGTCAGACTTGGTGGTCGTCGTGGTGCTGCCGCCTCCACTTCCATTGGCGGGAATCGCTGGCATCCCGAGGCGCAGCAGATGCACTTGTCGAGGGTTGCGGATCATAGTGTTTTTTCCAGATAAACATGCGTCTTGTCGTATCCGAGCGGTCGAATGAATCGCTCCCAACCCGGACGGGCCTGAAACTCCATCGCATGACATCCGTTTGCCTTCGCCCACTTCTCGATCGTCTCCAGGCACGGCAGATACCATTCATCCATGTTCGAGCCTGTGACGATGCGAAGCGTGCAGACGCGCTGCTTCGGGTAGTTCGCGAGACGGGTGATACCCACGGCAAACGCCGTTGGTGACTTCCAAATCCAGAGCTGATCCTCACCCGTCAGGAGGCCAGCCCTAATGTCCTGCGCGTCGAATTTGCCGCGCGTCGTCTCGCACGCTTCCTCAATGAGCGCGCGCACGTCTTCCCACACCGCATCGATGTCGGTGCGCTGGATGCCGTAGAGCATGGGATTCAGCCGATGAGAAGAACGTTGAAAGTCCGATCCACCGTTGCGGTGTTCGCGTGCGTGAGCGTCGCCGCGCCGTTCTTTTGCGACGACACATACAGCCCCGATAGAGCCGCAGCAGCGTTAGCAGTCAGCGGCGAGAAGAACAGCCCTGTATTCGCTCCGATCCGGCTATCGCTTACCGTCGTTGTCGTCGCGCTTGGCGTAAGCGTCACCTGAATGACGACGTTCAACTTGCCCTGCAATAGATTGTTCGACGCCTGCGCCAGCTGCTTGCGATGCTCTTTCTCGTTTGAGAGAAAAAGAACGACGCCCGGATAGCCCCTGTTCATCGCGAGCCCGTCATATCAATGGCCCCATCAGGAATCTCGATGCCTTGCAGATGCGTGAAAGCGCCCGTCGTCTGGATGCGCGCGCGCAGATATCGCGCGTCGGCGCGCACCGGGCATTCCCCGTTGTCATTGATCGAACTCGCAGCCGAAAACGTCGGATCGTCCATCAGACGATTGCGCATGCCGATCTGCACCGTAGGTGAACCGCCGTCAATCATCGGCCGCGTGGTCTTCAGAAACCCGCGCTTGCCGGCGCTCCCGAAGGGTTCAAGTTCGACCGTATCGGCAGTGGCATTGGCCGGAGAACCGGTGAAATATGCAAGTTGGTGCGACGGCGTGAATGCGCCCATCAGAACCTGTCCGCCTGTCCATACCCGCGAGTCAAGCGAAAACGGTAGCGTATCCAGCGTGTAGCCAGTGCTGTCGAGAGAATCTAGCGAATAGCCCTGTGTAATCGCGCGGATGATGTACTCCGCGTTCACCTGAGCAAAGCCCCATTTGTTGAGCGCCCAATTGAAGGCGATCAGCGAATCCGGGATGCCCCCGGGTGCCGAATTCGATGGATACAGCCACATCACGAGCCGGTTAATCGGGTCAACTGCGCCGACCACGTTGGCCAGATAAGCCGTGTTGACGTTGGACCAGAACGTCTTGTCTACCCGATCCACGCCGATCGGCTGCGATACCGCACCGTCGAACGCATAGAAGCCATCCTCACCGATGTAATAGGCCAGTGCGCCAAGCTGCACGATGCTTTTCGGGCACGGCGTGCCGCGCACGCCTTCAGCCGGGTAGAATCCGAACACCGTAGGCGAGCCCTGAAACACGACCCGGAATATCCCGCGCTCGAAGAACACCGCGCCGTCTGCATTACCCAGGTTGCCCACGATACCCTGAATCCACCCCTGATCGCCCGGGATGATCTGCGAGCCGGCGAGTAACTGTGCCTCGGTCGTGCTGCCGGAAACCGGCCATGTCGTCGGATCATCGATCGCGCACCACTGCACGCGCTGCGGCTGCGCACCGTTCGTGCCGTCGAATGTGTTTCCGACCATCACGAAATCCTTGATGGTGGTGACATAGCGCGCCTGCGGAGCCGAGGCAGATAGATCAGCGAAGGCGCTGCTCGAATTCAGCACAAACGACTGGATGTTCTGGCTTTCAGCCACCGCAATCACGCGCTGACCGTACTGCGTGAATGACCAGCGCTCGCCGCTCGGCAACGAATAGCCGCCTCCCTTGCTCACATTGGTAAATCCGGTGTTCCCCGGTGCGAGTTCATAGAGCTTGTCGGCGGTCCCAGCGAACAAATAATTGTTCGCGCCCGAGTCGATCGCAATCTGGGCGCCAAGGCATTGAGAGTCGAGTGCATTGCTGCTGAACGTCGAGAGCGTGCCGACCGGACCCCACGATTCCTTCGTGCGCGGGAACAGGTTCACTATGTTCGCGGACGCACCGCTCGAATTGTTCGGCGGCAGATCGGGCGCAAAATCAGCGATCGGAAGGAGCATGTCAGGCCGCCACCATTGCGAGAGACGAGCCGGAAAGTTCTTCGGCCTTGTCCGCGAGGATGAAACTCGCGAGTTGCTGCTGATAGAGCGAGTCCCATAGCTGGAAGGCTTCCTGATCCTTGTTGAATCGAGCGGCCGCGCGATTAGTCGCGGCGAGCAGAATCGTCGGAATCGTGTTCGTCATCCACGTGACGTTGTTCGACAACGTCAGTTGCGAGGACTTTTGCCAGTAGATGCCGGTAAGCGTGTATGCAGCGTCCGGGTATGGCCCGAACACGAAGTTCTGCCCGACACGTGCGAAATACGCTGGCGCGCCCGAGCCGGTCTGGTCCGGGTACTGCGTGTAGATGAACTCAGGCGTTCGGCGCTCGACTTCGAAGGTCTGACCGTTGATCGAAACTAGCATGATCTTCATGCCGACATAACCGGTCGGGACCGGCGTTCCCGTGCCGATCGTGGTAGTGCTGAGTGCCGCTTCCATCGGTTGGACGCCTTTACCCTGATTCTGAGTGAAGATGTCTCGGTAGATGTCAGCCTCTGCGATCTGGATGAAGTAGTCGATCCAGTTGCCAAGGTCAGAGCGCGCGAACCAGTCGTTTACCGCCTGCTTCAGCGAGTTGTAGTCGTAGACGCCTGCTACGCCAGCCGGTGTGCCGCCGCCGACTGCCGGAACGAAGAAGGTCATGTCGTTCCCCTAGCGTGCGCGACGCGCCTTGATCCATCCGTAAGCAGTCGCGGTTGATGAGAAAGCAGCTTGCGTGCTTAGAAAAACGGATGTAGTCGATGCAAGCGAAACTCTCGAACATGGCAGCGGCATGGCTATTCCTTGGGCGCTACTGAATCCAGTATTCGCCATGAAGAACCAAGGGAGTAACTGGCTTGCGCCAGTCGGGATAGTGGCTGATGTCGTGCTAATCCACCCTGATACAACGGTTATTGTTGAAGATGGAGACACAATGGCCTCTCCGCACACTTCCCAATCGCCAGCCGTCAAAGAGACGCTAGTGATATTGGCGGACGTGGACGTTGTCAGAGAAACTGGCGTGCTCGAATTCGTCGCACATCCTGACGGAGAACCGCCGTTCGTAACCTGCGCGCAGATGAACTCGCCAACGCTGCCAGCGTTCGCGCTATCGTTCGTCGTGGTGCCGACGATGCCCGCTGTGCTTGACGGCGTGATCGTGCTCGTCGCCTGGAGCGTGGTGAACTTGCCCGTATTAGCAGCCGTGCCGCCAATGGCAGGCGGCGACGCGAGATAGTTGCTGAAGCCCGTACCGCTGACGGTGCTAGAAGCGGAGAGAGTGCTGAATGACCCAGAGCCACCGGTAAACGCGCCAGAGAAGGTGGGCGCAGTAACGGTGCCGGTGAATGTCGGCGATGCGATTGGAGCGGCGCCGAGATTCGTCAATGCCGCGCTGGCAGTTGTTGCGCCAGTCCCGCCCTGCCCAACCGACAGTGCCGTTGTCAACCCGGATAGAGCCGTGATATTGCTGTTCGCGCCTGACGTGGCGATCGCCGAATTGCAGCCGAATCCGGAGCCATTCGTCCATTGCAGCGCCTGCGCAGCACCATTGCAACCGGTTACGGTAATCGCCGTAGGGGTCGCGCTCGAAGCAGTGGCGTTGCCGACGATGGTGTTCGCAGCCTGCGCGGCAAGGCTCCCGAGCCCGACCTTGCCAGTCGCCGTGAACGTTCCCTGCACCGTCAGGTTATTGAACGTAGGCGACGGATAGCTCTGCGCGAGCGCCACCAGCGGCGCCATCAGCACCGCGACGAGGATTTTTCTCAGCATGGTTAGCCTCAGGAGATCGACAGCGTGCCGCCGTTGTTCCAGATCACGCCGGCAGACGCCGGAAGCGTGGTCGGCAGATCGGACGGGAGGTGATCGACGAGCAGGATGTCGTTGATCGTCTGCGTCTGAATGTTCGCGCCGCTGATGACGAGCTGGTAATGGCCATCCGCCGCATAGAACGAGAACGCGCCGTTCGAATCAGTCGTCAATGGATTGGCCGTGACCGTCACACCGTTGTCCGAATAGATCGTCGCGGGCGTTCCACCTGGGTACACGTTCACCTGTACGGACGCACCCGCTACCGGCGATCCCGACCCCGCCGCTATGCTGTTGATGAACTTTTGCATGGATCACCTGAGCGCCGGATTAGCAGCAATGAAGTTTTTGATCGCGACGCCGGTCTGATTCAGCGTGAACGGGGGCGCGTCGTTGTTGATGATCTGATACGGACTGTCGAACATGTCATAGAAGAACAGGCCGGCGATGTTGTATTGCCCTTGGAAGCCGTACCAGTTAGCCATATTTGCGACGGTCGCCGCCGCCGTAGCTGAACTGTCCGTCACTCCGGCGATGGCTGGATTGTGCTCGCTGATGAAGATCGGCTTGCCGTACGCCTGGCTGATGTACTGCATCAGGTTCAGAATCGGAGAGTTACCGGAGAAGTACGCCCCGCTGGTCGTCGCGGGCGCCTCCGTGTAGACGTGCCAGTCGGTGATATCCCACCGCACCGTCGCATGGCCGGTCGTGCCGTCTGGCTGCGTGCCATTCCAGAGCGCGTCCGATGCCCATATGCTCGACAGCACGAATGAATTACTGCCGCACAGCGCGTTGGGCAGCACCGATTTGATACCCGCAATCAGACCTCCGAGCGCCCCCCGAAGCAGCGGCCAGATCGAGTTATTAAAGTCATTTGGCACGGTGCCAAGCACATTGATGTTCGGGGTGCGGACATTCACTCCGCCAGCGGTTGCAACGTCCATTTCATTGCCGCAGCCAAACATCGTGATACCGAGCGGTCCCAGCGCGGTTGCGGCGGCTTGGCCGTTCGCATAATTCGCGTTATATGCCAGTGTCTCTGACGCAAACGCAACGCCGGGAGACGACTCCATGGTGGCAGGGATCACCGCATAAATCTGCATCCCGTTGCCCTTGAACGCTTTGGCAACTGAGGTGAACGCGGCGAGCTTACTGCCATCAGTAAACCAGTCCATACGCAGCACGGTTGTCCCCAGGTTCTGCATGATCTGGACGTACTGCGCACCGCTGACGGTCGGGTAATAGCCAGGATGCGTATTGACGCCGTAGAACGTATTTATCCCAGGCGTGACTGGCTTCAGGAGGTTCGCCGTTGCCGTGACCGCCGCAGGCGGGATCGTCAGCGTGATCTTGTAGCTTTGCAGTGACATCGTATCGGGCGACGGATAGGTGCCTCCGAGCATGCCCCATAGAATCCATTGCTGCGGCTGCGTCATGTCGAGCGACAGCGAGCCGAGCGCAGTCGAAGTAGAGCCATCAGCAGATAGCACGTCAACGATCTGGCTATTGGAGGACACGCACCGCACGCGGATTCGACCCGTCGCAGACAGGCTTGTCGTTGGTGCGACTGTCGCCCCGATCTGGAAACCGCCCAGCGTCATCCACACGTTTTTTGCATTCGCGCTTGACGTGCAGTTCATCGCGAAGGCGAATTCAATCTCTGCGCCCGGCTGGATCAGCGTATTGGCCGGGATGCAATACGTCCCGTACTGATACGGATAGGTCGAGGTAGAAATCGCTCCGGGATACATTGCGCTAGAACCGGCTTGCGAAGCGAGCACGGTGACCTGTGAGCCGTTCGACGGCGAAGTCAACACAGCCCCACCGTAAGCGTGCCACGTGCCAGGCGTAGCGTTCACGATATTTGCGACACTGTTCGCCGCCAATATGTACCCCGTCGCCCCCGCGATCCCATTGATGGTATCGCTGCCCTGAGCGTAAAGCTGCACAGCGCTCGTAGTGTTGTTTATCAGCGTGCATTCGAAAACGCCAGAACCAACCATAGGCAATATGACGCCTCCACCCGGCTGCGAAGCGTCGATGCGCGTAATCTGCTCAGTAATGAGCGTTGCATTGGATCGGCCGCCTGGTGTACCTGCCGAAATGATGGAGGATGCCATGATCAAATCGCCTTATTGGTCGTGCGGAACTTCGCGTACTCCGGACCCTTCAGAATCTTCTGGACCATCGGCCAGTGGTCGGGGTCCATATAATCCCAGCCGTATTTGATCTTGATGTCGAGCATGACGGACATCGGCACGCGCATAACGTGCTTGAACTCGCCCATCTTTTCGAACTCGCCTTCCTGCACACGCTTGGCATGCGTGTAGTCGAGCAGCGATTCCACGTCCTCCGAGTACTTGACATGGACCTTGTCGCCTTCTTCGTGGTAAGTCGTCTTCATGATCAGAACGTCTGCTCGGAGATGTTCAACGTTCCAGTCGAAGCGCCGTCTTGAATCACGGCGATCTTCTCGCCCGGAGCGACCTTCACGACCCACGGAGGATCGCTGGCCTTGACGAGCATGTCAGTCGCGGTCGCAACCGGCGCCGTCCCGATGTTCACGTGACAATTGCCCGTTGCTGAAATGCGCAGCATGTAGCTCTGCGGGCCGAATGCAGCGGACGCGACTGATGCAGCGCCGAGCGTGAGGTTTTGACCCGCGATGCCGACCTGCGGCCGCATCGGAGAGAGCGGGACCCAATTCGCCATTTCTCAGACTCCAATAAAAAAGGGGCGACCGAAGCCGCCCCAAAGCACCGCCTGGAGATAGATAACGCTCAGCCCGTGGTATCCGTCACGAGGCCGTGAGCCTTCTCGTTGCCAACTTCCAGCGCGTAATCGACGAGCAGCATCTTTTTGTCGCTATCGCCGGTCTTCGCGAGCGGCAGCGTCTGGAACGGACGCAGATACGCGACGCGCAGGTAGTTCGGGTTGATGAAGAAGCAGTCCTTCGACTGCGCGAGGAAGATGTCCGGGATGATCTTCACGTCGCCGAAGTCCGACTGGTAGACATCGACTGCGGTCTTCAGCGTCTTGTCTTCAACTTCGATGAAACGCGTACCCGGACCTGCGAAGCCCGAAATGATCTGCTTGTTGATCGGTGAAACAACCGCATATTCCGGCGATTCACCCGACGCTGAGTAGATTTTCTGAAGGACGCTCTTGACCATCGTTTCAGTCAGGGCCGCAGTCACGCTGTTATAAGTGCGCGTGCTCGAACCATCCGTCCAACCGTTGGCGTTGAGCGAAGGATTGGCGCCCGAAGGTGTGCCGCCCGTCTGGAATACCGTGTTCGTGTACAGCCAGCACGGCAGGCCACCAGTCTTCGACGCGGTCGTCGAGTTGCCGGCCGCCTTCGCGCTGTTGTACGTCAGAATGCCCTCGATGTCGCGCTTCAACTCCTTCGACTTCTTCATGAGCTGGTAGCCCATCTTGTTCGAGCCACCCGCAGCGACAACGGCCTGCGATTTGCCCGAAAGTTGGACGACCTTGTTCGACGTCTGCACGTAGTTGCCCATACGAGCGGTCGGCGTGAGGGTCTGCGACGTGGGATCGTCACCTTCGACCTGCGCGTTGCTCAGGTTCTGAGCCGCGAGCGAATCGGTATCCCATTCGTGGTTGTTCTGCGTGGCCCGATTCTTCTTCGTCATGTTCAGGATCGGCGTCTTGAACGGATCGACGTTGAAGATCAGGTTCGACAGGTCTTCCCGGATGTTGGTCTGGGTGTAAGTCTGATAGGTATTGCTCGGAACGGTCATTTCAAACTCCGTTTATTGGTTCGCGAAGAAGTCGAACGCGGCTGCTTGCGCGTCCTGATCGCGTGGATTCCGGCTTAGGCGATCCATCACTTGCTGACGTTTCGCCGCGTTAGGGTTGCTATCCACCCGAGATCCCGGTTTCGCCATCGGAGGCGCTTGCCGAACCTGCTTCAGTGCTTGAGGCTTCGATGCTTGGAGCGCCTGATATCGCGCCGCGTCATGCAGGACTCGCATATAGCGGTGGTCGAATATCTGGTTCAACTCGGCATCCTGGAAACCCAGACTGCGGGCGTACTGCGACATTGCTTCACGGTCTTTCGTGAATGTTTCGGCGTTGCGCCATTCGGGCACCGCGTTCATGAGCTTTTCCTGCTCACCGGCAAGCGCCTGACGCATTGATTCCTGCTGCTCGCGTTCGGCGTCCTGTGCGGCTTGCTGAACGGCTGCGATGTAGTTCTGGATTTGTCCGTGGCGCTGCTGGAATTCGGCGTTCAGAGCGGCGTATTCGGCCGGGTTGTTCGCGCGCAGAGCATTCCAGTCCACGCGCTGGTATTCGTGCGTCAGCGTCTGCATGGCCAGATTGCCGAGTGCAGTATTCTGCTGGATTTGCTGCTGGACGATCGCACGCGCCTGATTGCGCTCCTGCTCGAACTGCGTGCGCTGGTTCGAGAGTTCGATCGACTTGTTGTTCACATGCCCTTCGAGCTGGTACGACTTAAGCACGTCGGAAAACGGAACCTGCATTTCCTTGCCGTCGATCTTGGCCGTCACGTGCAGACCCATCACCGATTCCGGGTCGATCTTGTGAGCGGCCAGAAGCTCGTTCAGCGATGCATACGCGGGCGTTTCGTTATCAGCGCCTTCCTGGCCTTCTGCAGTCTCGGCGTTGTCTTGCCCTTCAGCGCGCGCAGCCTCGTCCTGTGCGCCTTCCTGACGATCCGTAGGTGCGTCTTGCTGCTGACCTTCTTCGCGCGGACGCTCTGCGGCTTCGGATGCATCCCAGAAGCTCTGGAAAGCTGCTTCCTGACCTGCGGCGCCCTCAAGTACGGGGGTAGTCGCTGCTACGTCGCTCATTTCGTGGCCTCAAATAAAAATGGCCCGCCGAAGCGAGCCAGTTGTCGAAGATGAATTGTGATTAGGCGAACAGCTTGAACCGCTTGCGCTGTTCTTCCTGCTGGTTGATCTGGAACTGCGCAATCTCGCCCGTCTGCTTGACCTGCTCAAGATACGATTCGAGCGCGCCCCAGAGTTGTAGCATCGTGATAAGCCGCGTGTGCATCGTCTGGTCGGCGAGCGGAACGGCCTTCATCTGCCGCTGGATGCCTTCCAGAACGGCTTTCTTCGCCTCGACGAAGATCGGCGCGTCGAGCACAGCAGCGGCGTCGCCACCGCGAATGATTTCTTCGTCAGGCGCCACGCTGAACCTCGCTTACGTCGTGATTGACCATTTGGCCCGCGTCTGCGGTCGGGTCCTGCTTCAGTTGCGACGCCACGATCTGGCCGATGATCTTCACGACCGTCTGCCATTCCTGCGAACTGATCTGCGCCATCTGCACGTCGTGATCGCGTGCGCTCTGCTGCGCGCCGTGAACGATTTCGGCCTGCGCCTGCTGTGCCTGCGCCTGCGCCTTGACCTGCTCGCCTTGGAGCCGGAGTTGCGCAATCTGCTGGTCGGACTGTGCTTTCATCTGTACGGACTGCACGCGCGGATCGGGCGGCATGTGCGACTTCTGCGCCATCGCCTGCTGATACTCCTGCGAATCCGGGTCCATCGCGTATTGCGTCGGGTTTTCCTCGCCGAGCAAATGAGCCATCTTCTTGAACGTCGCGTACGCCTGTTTCGGCCCGACAAGACCGAACGCGCCGAGTTCCTTCTGCGCCTGCCCGAGCATCATCACGTTCGCGCGCGCTTCCTCGCGATTGCCCGAGCCAAGTCCGACATTCACGCTGACCTGTGTACGCTCGCGCCAGTCGCCGGGGTTCACATCGACCCATCGATTAGTGAGCTTGAGCGTCATCGGCTTGTCCTGATGACGCATGAGCAGCTTGTGAATCTTCGTGAAAACTTCCTTCACGCCTTCAGCAAGCAGACGCGCGACGAGTTCGACCTTAAGCGCCGCCGCAGACATGGCCGCGAGCTGGCCGCCCTTCGTCACGTCCTGCAAAGCGTCCGCATCAACGCCCATCGTGTCCTTACCGATGCCAGTGCGCATTTCGCGTTGAAGGTCGCAATATTCCATCGCCGGAAGAATCTGCGCCATCAGGTTCGACGGCTGCTGGAACGGCATGATGTTGTCGCCCACAGGACCATCCACGCGCACGATGCCGCCCGGACGCGACACGAGCAGGTCCTGCACGTTCACATTGCGCCAGTTCACCGCAGTGCGTTGGTTGTTGCTGATGTAGATGTTGTCGAGCGCCTGCCGGAACAACGTCGTCTTGATGACCTGAAGGTCGTACAGCAGATCGTAATAGCTGATGCCCACATGCCGATGCGGCATGCGAATTGGCGAGCAGTAAGAGTAGCTGACTTCCTCGCACTCGTCGTTGTCGAGAATCTTGTCCCCGCCGACCATCACTCGACGCAGTTCGGCAATGCCGTCGCCGTCGTAGTCAACACGGATAAAGACCGTGCGCAGCGTGACGTGCTGGCTTGCCGGGTCGCTCGGTTCTTCCTCGCTCAACTGATCTGTAACTTCGTTGCGCGCGAGTTCAATCAGGTCAAGCCACGATGGCTGAGCTACCGTGATCGAATCGACAATCGCCGGATCAAAGCCCATTTCGATCAGGTCTGAGCGCGGAACCTTGCGTTCGTGCTCGGCAAACGGCGCTTCGTCCAGGCCGTGGCGTGCCTGCGGAGAGATACGCATTTCCTCGGGCGGCACGCATTCGACGCAGACACGGCCGACCTGACGCGTACGGCGAAGCTTGATGTCGAAGCTGATGCTTTGCTGTGGCCCCATCGGACCAGCGATGAGCACGACCTTTTCGGTCTGTTCCAGAACCTCGATATCGTCCTCGGTCTGCATCAGCATCGCGAGTTCGATTTCGGTCAGGCCAGTGTACGACTCGACCGACGACTTGCGTTCCTTCATCCAGTACGTGTTGATGTAGCCGTTACGCAACAGCAACGCATCCTTGAAGAAGTCATGCAGGATAAAGAAGCCGGGATTCTGCTTCATGAACACGTGGTTCACGACCTCGGTTTCGATCTCGGCCTGATCGTCGTCATCCGGCGATTCCGCATCGAACTGGCAAGGCTTGCCGGCCGCGAACATGCGCATAAGCTGCGGCATGATCCACTCGACGGTATCGCGCAGCTCAGGCAATACGATCTGCGATCGATCCTCGACCTCGTTGCCGAGCGGGCGCGCGTAATAGGCGTTCAGCGCGTTGTAGCGGTCGATTTCGAGCGTCGTCATCTGCTGCGCAGCCGGTTTGACGCTGCCGCCGACAGACGGGCCGGTCGAGACGCTAGAGCCGAGCGACGATTTTTCGTACTGGCCAATAAGCGCCAGTAGTTCTTCGTCCGACATGCGATCAGCCATTGCTGTCCTTGGGCTTTGGCCCCGGTTTGCGTGCGGCGGTCTGCTCAAGATGCGTCACGCGTTCAATCAGCTCGCTAAGACTCGCCATACCCATTCTCAGGCTCTTGGGATCGACGTCAGGATCGCGCACTTCGCTAATGCCACGCAGACAGTATTCGAGATCGCCAATGCGCTGCTCAAGCGCAATCACCTGCCGCTCTAACGTCTCGACCTTCATCGTGAGTTGGATGCTCATTGAGAATTTCCTTTCTTGCGGCTCGCGAGCGCGCGGAATAATCGCCTCAAACTACGCCGATTTTCGGATATGCCAGCGGTTTCATTTCAACGGGCTCCTGCCACACCACGCAGCCCAAGCCAAACGCATCGCTGCCGTGGCTCGACCAGTCATGTTCAGGACCAAGGCCGATTCCGCGTTCCTCGTCGCGCTTCTCGTGATACCAGCCCAGCGCGAGGCGTCCCGCTTCAGTCGTGGACTCGTGAAACCTGATCTGCGGGAACAGCACGCGAGTACGCTCGATACGCTGCATTGCGGCGCCGCGTCCCTGATTCGGAACGACCGTCACCGAGTAACCAGCCTTGCGCAGCGCCGACTCATACGAGACGTCATATACCTTGTCATTCGTCGCGCCGTCGTGCGGGAGCCAGAACTGCGCCCTGGCGGGCTCGTATCCCTGCGTGCGGCACCATGCAAGGTGCGCGTCGATCGGCTGACCCACGGCCTCGTAGTAGTTCACAACGCGGATTTCGCGGCCGATGTACTGCATTGCCCACAGCGCGAACGCGTCAGCCTTTGCGCCAGTCCCGCCGATGTCGCACATCAGGCGAATCGTCATCAGCGGGTCAGCCGGGAAAAAGCCGATGCGCCCTTCGTCCTTTGCCTTGCGCAGATGCTTGGCGTAATACGCGCCTTCCAGTGCTGTAACGTAGCCACCTTCCCAGATGTGGTCGTATTGCTCGGGGCGTTCCTCAAGATCGCGCTGACGATCGCGTTCAAGCTTGGCTGGGAACTTCGGGTTATCGCGCCAGTTGAGCACGACGACCTTGATGCGCGGATCGGTGCTATCAACAGGAAAACGCTTCTCAACGGCCGCCGTCTTGCGCTTGGGGTTCCACGTCACCCACAGTTCGGCGTTCCAGCCTTCGCCTTCCTCGCGAAGCGTCGGAATCAGCGTCGTCCAGGCTTCGTCCGTCACCGGCTCGGCCTCGTCCACCCAGCACACGAGAATCCGGCCTTTCGACTTGATGCTGGCGATATTCCGATCCAATCCGGCGAACACGAACGAGACACGCCCGTCACGCGACTTGATGTAGTTGTCACCGATGTCGTAGTACGCCCTCAGGAACGGCTCGTCCTCGATCGCGCGCTTGCATTCCTCAAGCGACGAATCAGCCAGCGAATTCATGAACTGGCGAGCACACAGCAGAATGCCGCTGATGCCAGACATGCCGTAGACGTAGCCCTTGACCGCGCACATCTTGGCGAAACTGCGCGTCTTGGCCGAGCCCCGACCGCCCTTCGCACCGCGTACATCAGCCTCACCCTCGAATACCGGGATCAGCTTCTCAGGCAGCGCGATCTGTGCCGTCGCCATTCAGCGCCACCATTTCGATGCGAGTTACGTTCTCTATCGGTCCACCGTTCGGGCCGCTCGACTCGACGGGCTGAATCGGCTTGCCATACCCACGCTCGATGATCGCCATCGCCGCCGAGAGCTTGTTACGCTCGTTCTCGCCTTCTAGCATGATCGACTCGATGACCGCCAGAGCTGCGGGCGTTCTGTCCTTGCAGGCCGCGATCAGATCGAGTTCTTCAGGTGTGCGCTTGGGACGGCCGCCCGGATTGCCTGATACGCCTTTCTTGAACGCCGTCTTCGGCGCCGCGCGCTTCGGTTTATCTGTTCCCTGTCTGTTTTGTGACATATCGAGCCGCGCCCTTTCGGGTAGCGCTCCGAATGAGTTTGAAAAACTTCCAGATTCCTTTCACTACCAAAGCGAGAGCGAACGCGATCACGGCCGCCCCAAAGAATCCTAGGAACCAGCCGAAAACGCAGAGCATCACTTGCCGAGGCGTTCCCACTCGTCGTGCGAGCCGGGATGCTTCGAATCGTTGTGCGTCGCAGTGCGCTGGCCGCGCTTCGGGAATGCTTTCGCGGCAGCTGCGTCGATCTTCTGCTTCTCAGCCGGCGTGGCGAAACGCTCGTACGACTCGGCCGCCTTGATGTGCGCCTTGTCGTTCAACGGGAAACGCCCGGTTTTGTCGCCCTTCGGCTTTCCGCCCGCGAATTCCTTGGCAGGCATTGCCTTGCGCTGTTGGGTCGTGAGCTTGGCCATCAGGGCACTCCAGAAAGAAAAATGCCCTAGCGCACGGGAATGGACTAGGGCGAAACCGGCAGGAGCCGGCCTGAGGAGACACGGTAGAAACGAAAAAGCCCGCTCGGCTCATGCCTGCGGGCTTCTGTCAAATCCGGAGTGAAGCTGGCCCGGACCATCAGGCCAGCTCACTCGAACAAGGTTCGGGATCAGTAATCGGTTGCGCGCGAGTATATTCCAATTTCGGCGGGTTTACAAATTTTCCGTCGATTTTGTCCAAACGCTGTGCTATGGCGTTCTGTGCATGGTAAAGGGCGAATTCCCAGATGTGCCCGAGCCCGCGCCCCTGCTTCAGCTTCAGACGGCGGCAGATGAACGACGACGGCGCGCGCCACACGTAGTGCATCATCACAATGTCCCTATCGAGCGGCATCAGAAGTCGCCATTCAGCCTGAACGATCGACGCGTCCTTGTAGTCTGGTGCGGGCGGAACTGACCTAACCTCACGCCAACCTCCGCCACGGTACATGCCCTCGGCGGAAGTCGCTCGCCCCGGTGTATAGCCGCCCGAGCGCTGCGCGCGTGCCCAATTTTCGAGTCTTGCTTCTAACGCGTGCAGATTCATGTGATTCCCCCGTTTCGTGAGTCAGCCAAACAATCGGCGCCAGAATGGGCGCGAGTCGCGCTCAACTGGCATCGGGACGACGGCGTATGAATTCAGTTCTGGCTGAGGTTCTGGCGGCGGCGCCTGCTCGAACAACTTTGCATCACGCCCGCAGACCGAAAGACTGGTCGCACCCATTGCGCCATCGCCCCGCGCCATCACGCATGACACTTCGAGGGAGCCATCGACGACGCTGCGCTTCGCTTCGGGATGTCCGCACATTGCTTGCACATATCCTTGCCCGTATAGCATCTGAAGCGGGTGCGGCAATACCGCGTGCTTGCAGTCCTTGCACAGTTTCATCACAGCCCCTTTCCACAAAGCAGCGCCCATTTGGCCCAATCGACCGTCAGATGGTCTCTGTCGTCAGATTCGGGCAGAAGATGAGTCAGTAAGCCGCTATACGCGCAGAAATGCTCGAAATCCGCTTCGAACTTCTCCCACTGCTCGGGAGTCAGGCGAGCGCGGGCGAGTTCGAGCATCTTTGAAGGATCGGCGTAGCACATCAACCCACCTCCCTCTGGATACCACGCGCCTCGTCCCATAGCTTCGTGCCGAGTATCAAAGCGTCGCGGCGCCTCCAATTGGCAAGCGCTGGCCGCTCCGTTCCCCACGGCCCCGCCGCGCGGTTGGCTGCTTGTAGCTCGTCCCATAGCTGATCGAGCAGATTGACGTCCATCTTCGCCTTTCCGCCCTTCTTCCCGCCTGCGGAGTTCTCGATAGCGGTCGGCGTGCCCCGGCGCGGGATGGTGGATGCTGGTGTGCTCATGATTTGCCTACTTCCTTCAGCTTGTGGTAGTCGCAAACATTCGATTTCCCGGTTTTGAAGCCGCCGAGCGTGCAGCGCAGATTTTTTTCAGTGATATAGATCGCCGAACCACCCCATTTGGATTTCTCCTCGATTCGCTCGAATGAGAAATGGATACACGTCGAGCAGGTATCCGGCAGCTTGCGCCAGCCCTGCGTTTCTTTCGCTTCTGATTGTTTGCTCATTGCTCTCTCTCCGAAATCATCACGTAGCACTCGCCGCCCTTGACGATCGGGCCGCGCAGAATGGTCAACTCATCAATCTGCTCGTCGTTATCGAATACGCCGGCATGCTCCAAAGCGTCCAGAAGCGCCTTCATGCGGTTGTCGAGGTCGGATGCGCGCTTGTCCCTCATGCACAGACGCACGGCCATGAATAGCCGTTTCGTGCCGAATTTTAGGCATTGGCGCTCGGCGACTATCTCGGCGACTTGAAGGCGAAAGTCTTTGCCCTGCTGCGTTATGTACATGCCGTGCGGCGACTTGCGCCAATAGGTGTTGACAGATGGCGGCAGCGGCAGAACGATGAACTGCGAGAGCCCGGTCTGCGATGGGCTGAACATGTCGCGCGCGGTCACACCGGCTCCTTGCAGTCTTGCGTCACATCCTCGTCAATTGGAACTCCGCTGATCGGGCGAAGGCGTGAATCAGGACATGGCATGAATTTCATGCGCACACCGCGAATTGATTTACCTGGCGAACCCTGATACGCAACGAGCCAACAAGGGCCAGCACCCACGCACCAACGGAAACCTTCATAGACTGGATCGCTACCGAGAAATGAAAGCACTTCCACTATTCGGCCTTCATTGCCTGAAGTGGATCGAATTTGAATCGCCAAATCGCCCACTTTCACGTTCGTGCCCATGCTGCCCTCCATTCGCTGGTTTTCATGCGACCTCCAACTTTCCGTTTTCAACGAGCGCCACGTAAGTGCGCGCGATCATTTCGTCCTCGTATTGACGGCGTTGGTGTTTATCCATCGATCCGGCCTGATCGAGAAACGAATGGCATCGGACACAGAGAGCCATGATTCGCGCGTCGCTTGCCTTGATCGCGAGCCCCTTACCTTGATTCGCGTGCGCTGCCTGGGTCTCGCCTTCCTTGCCGCAGTCAACGCAAGGCAGCTCAGCCACCGCGCGCCGAAGCTTCTCGCTGCGGAAGGTCTTGATCTTGCCCATCCCGATTAAGCGGGCAGTCATGCTCTGCCCCAGGACGATTTCCCTTCGCTTGTTTTCAGATCGTCAGGTTTACGCTCGAGTTGCTCGAGCAACTGCTTAAGCAAGTCTTGAATCGGAATCCATGTGTCCTGGTTCATGCCGCCTCCACGCTTGAGAACTGGAAAGCCGCGCGCGGGCGCCAATCGGCACTTTGCTTGAACAATAGCGATTCCTTGTCGAACCACAGGCGCAATGCACCTTCATAGCCGGTTGCGCGCTGCTTGTGGCAGTACAGACGGGCATCCTCGTCTTCCTGAGACGGCTCCCGCTCAAGCTCCTTCTTCTTGTTGCGCCAAACCGTAAATACGTTGTCAGCCAGATCAGAGATTGCGCCGGTCCCTTTGATGTCGAGCTTGCCGGGCGCCTTATCTTCCGACTCGCCTTTACGGGCGTGGGCGATCAGGTGGACATGCACGTTGAAATCGTTCTTGAAATCGCAAAGCGCGTCGATGAATTGCTTCTGGCCTTTGTAATCGTCTTCGGCGATCCCGCACTTCATCAGTGAGTCGATGACGAAATGCGTTACTCGATATCGCTTTGCGGCGTATCTGAACGTCTCGAGAAGCTTCTCCTGACTTACGCTGCCCACATGGTCGTATAACCACATAGAGCCCGTCATCCACGCACTGGCGGCCTTCACGAACGGTATTGGCGCGCGGTTCGTGGCGCAAGCCTGCACGGTCAACCGGTACAGCAGCATCTTCGGCTTGATTTCGCCTGAGAAAATGCAGATACGCTCATCGTTCTGAATCAGATTGATCAGGACGTTGCCGAGCAAATCGCTTTTGCCATGGCCGTTGATGCCTGTCCAGACCGAAAGTTCCGCAGGGCGCAGCCGTACGCGTTCCTGCCACGCTGGCCAAGGAAGCGGCGAACCGGTATGGCCGATCGGCTGGCCGCTGAACATTTCGATCACATCGTCGAGATACGATTCCGGCGTCTTCAGGTCGGACGGCTCGATTCGCTGCGCAGCCGCGACAGCCTCGAGAATCTCCTCTTGCGGCACACCAGCCTGCAATGCCTCATTTGCGTCCTTCAGGCGATAGGACACAATTCGGCATCGCTCGAGACCCAGGCGCGCGGCGACTTCTGCGACGCCCTTCTTTCCCGCCTCGTCATTGTCGAACCACAGGAAGATTTCCTGAAACCGCTCGAGATATTCGTAATCCTGGTCTATCCATTGGTGATTTCCGGCGCCCTGGTTGATCGACAGAGCCGGGAGCCCGTACTGATACAGGCTCATGGCGTCCAGCTCGCCTTCGACGATCAGTACCGCCTTGGTGTCGTCCGGAATCAGATGCCAGCCTAACAGGCACGGCTCCGCGTCCTGAGCCTGCCAGGTCTTTTTCTTGCCGTTCGCGTCACGCTCGAGCATCAGATGCTTGACGTTGACCAGTTCGTCGTTGCGCAGAAAAGGAAACACGATCGCATCGTCCGATTTGGACGCGCCGACCTTGAACGCCTGAATCGTCTCGAGCGAAAGTTTCCGTTCTTCCGTCAGGTAAGCCAGTACTTTCCCAACCGGCTTCGTGACAGGCGGCTTGGCCGGCTTGGAGTAGACGCGCTTTGGACCGGCAAACTTCGGTTCCACAATGCCGAGATAGTCTCGAGCGGCTTCGTAAGCGTCCTTCAGGCTTAGCCCTCGAGTAGCGGCCCACAGGTCGATCAGATCGCCTCCATTGCCAGCAGCAAAATCTTTCCAGATGCCAGCCTTGTTGCCGTTGATGCGAACCTTCAGCGAATCGCCCGCTTCGCCCTGAACGCTGCCTGCAACCCACTCAGGGCCTTGGCGCTTTCCGTTCGGGAGAAGCATTCCGGCGATCGCTTCTGCTTCGTTCGCCAATCTTGTGCTGATTTCGAGCCAGTTCATATTTTCCTCAGTTCTCGAATCGCGCTTCTGGAACGGACGCTGCCGTCCCGTCTTCCCAACGCCGTTGATTCAGGTATGTCAGGGGCGCTGGCTCAAATCCCTCTTTCCACGACTTGTTAATCGCCTTCATCGTCGTGACGTGGGAAATGATTTCTTCCGCCTTCACCTCAAACCCTGACTTGATCCATTTCTCACGACATTTCGCCTTGGCCGCCTTTCGGTCAGTGTTTGGCCATGTTTCCCAGAACTTTTCGAACGCAACGTCGGGAACCGACGTATATGTTTTTGTTTCTTTCTTCTCTTCTCTTCTCTTCTCTTCTCTATGGTTACTTTGTGACGTAACGGTAACGTCGCTAGTAACGTTACTTTCTTCACCTTCAAAATCACCTGAAGAAGCCTTCTGGCGCTCGCGGAAACGACGTTGCCGCTCGGCGTTCTTTTCCTTCGCGGAGGCTTCAGGATCAACGTTGTAGTCCTCAAAGAAGCGCGGGAAAACTAGTCCTTCTGCCCTCTCTTCGGCCCAACCTACAGACTCCATTGCGGCTCCAAAACCGGGCACATCTGCGATATCGTCGATCACGCCGATCGTCACTCCACGACAGACAAGATCGTCATTGATACGCTTTCCTCGCATCCTCATAACGCCCCATACCGCTACAAGAGCACCTACCGTAACGTTACGCATAACGTTACGTGTTACGGTCATGTCACACTGACAGTGCTGATTAACGTAACGCGCCAAATCGCTGTCAGGCTTCATCAAGAGGTCCGCTATTACGCAGACTTTCGGATCTCGATACAGATCCGTCCGCATCTTGATCCAGTCCTCAGCCATTTAATGCCCCTTCAGGTCGAACCAGTAAAACATCTTCTCGACGGTCCTCGAGCAGATCAGGTTGCGGCAGTACGCCCACATCACGACGCGCTTTATGATGGTTCTCACACGCACCTCCATGCCCCCACAAACGCCGCTACGATGACTACGGCCATGAACACGCCAATGAAGTCGCTCATGCCGCTCTCGCCTGCTTGGCTTCCTGCAAAAGTGCTTCCAGTTCCTGAATCCTCGCTTCCTTCGACTCGATCAACTCACAGCCGGCGTGCATAGCTTCGTATTGGATCGGCGCGCGATTCCCGCACAAGCGCATCAGAGCGAGTCGCTTGCTGGTCGGGAAACCGGCCGAACCGCTCATGATCCGGCTGAAATGGCCTTTGTCGATCGCAAGCTCCTTCCCAATAAATTCATGGGTAAACCGGCTCAGTTGGATACATAGCCGGATAGCGTCCAACTCGTCCTCGCACATCTTCAATAGCTCGATCGGCGCGTCCTGAAGCTTGCGCGGAACGCCGTGGACCGCCATTTCTCGTTGCATGTTTGCTCCTGGTTGCAGGGGGTTGATTTGAGTTGACGGTCCTAGGGAAATAAAAATGGCATCACTCAGGACGCCATGAAATTAAGCAGCTTTTAGGGGTATCGCCGGGCCGCGTTTAATGTTGCAGTTGCGGCACACCGGCTGAACTTCCAGCGGCTTGTTGTAATCGCGATGGTCGTAGTCCCGTGCCTGCGCGCCGCAATCTACGCAGATCTGCGTATTGGCTCGTGGGAGCTTTCCGTTGCGTACAGCGAGGTACACCGCGCGCGTTGCCATAGCGCGGCCGTTATCTACGGCCACAAGCGGTTGGCAAGTGATGCAATACCGTGCGTGCGATTGACGACCAATGAGAGCGGAATCACAACGTTTGCAGATATGACTCATGCTGCCACCGTGCCTCGGAGGTAGGCCCAATCAACCGAGCTGTTGAGTTCTTCACAGCGCACCTGGCCATTAAGAGCCTTCTCGATATCGATGCAGGCTTCGACGGGCACGCCGCGCGATTTCCAGTTAGTGATGACGGCGGGGTGTCGGCCGATTTTCCGGGCCAGCGCAGTAGTGCCACCAGCAAGTTCGGCCGCTTTGACGAGAGCATTCATGAAGACAGTCCCTGTTGGATCGGTTCCGTTTCAGTATAAACGCTGTGTTCGCTTTTGGCAAACGTCATGTTGGCCAACAAAAACAACCTGTTTGATACGCTTGCCTGATCATGGAAAACGACGAAAACAAAATCCCTTGGGCGCCTATCGAGGCTCGACTAGCGAAGATGGAGCGCAAAATCCCTTGGCTGGCAGACCGCCTCGGGGTGGACAAGAACGCCATTTACAATTGGACGAAGCGCGGCGGCGTACCGATGACATATCTGCCGCAGCTCATGAAAGAACTGGGCCTATCAGCAGACGAATTGATGCCAAACGTGAGCATCAATTCAAGGATCAGAGACCAAAATCAGCCTCTGAGCGAAGAAGCGGAGATGTTAATTCGGTGTGTCAGGCGTCTGGATGGACTTGGCGATCTGGCACGAAAGACCTTCGTTCTCCATGCCCGTTTACTTCTCCTTGCGCAGCACGGCACAACGATTCAAGATACTTTCACGGGGCAAGAATGGCTTACGCAAGCAGAGGAAGAGGCGGAAGAGAGGCTCCGTAATCGGAAAATCGGGGGCGAAGATGCTGGAACGAGGCAGCACCGTCGTCGTTGAACTGGAGTCTTACAGAACAACACGCGGTCAAGAGAGGGCAAAGGAGCAGAAAGGAGTAAAGCAGGAAGATGCAGACCAACTGATAGATGAAATCGCGTATCACCTTCTGATGGCCATTCGAGCCGTCAAAAAACTACCCCACTAAAAGACGCAGCCCCGCCCCCGCGCGGGGCTTTTCGTTTACCTATCGATCCAACACATCGATTGGAAAAATCACACGCCTAAGGTCAACGTGCCGTTTGCTTTTAGCCAACGGTGTGTGTACACTGGTTCTCATCAGCACACCACCCGAAGGTGACCAGATGAGCACTCTCCACTACGACGCCAAGCAAGCGACCGCGATGGCGGACTTCGCAATCGACCGCGCCAAAGCGCGTCTCGACGACGCGATAGACGCCGAGGAAAGCCGAGACGAGCTGGTAGCGGCCCGCACGCAGGAACTGATTACTCAGCGCATGGCGGCGATGGCTCCGATCGACATCGTCGCGGGCATGCAATCGATCATGGAAGTCGCTGCGAACCAGCTTCGCCCGCATCTGCTCGCCGGCCGCATCGATTACGTGGGCGCGATGGTCAAGGCGCTGATTGATCTGTACATCGAACAGGACTCCGAGGTGGTTGCCGAGGAGTGGATGGAACGTGTCGAGCGCGAAGCCGCGCAATGGGGAAACTGAAATGAAAACGACTCTTTTGCACACGGTAATTGTCGTGCTCGCGAATGCGTACATGGAAGTCGCGTGCCCGAATATCGACGCGCCGGAACTGCGCCGCCACTGGCTGATTCGCAGAACCGTTGATTACCGGAATGTCTGCTGGTGCTAAACCGTGAAAATCATCATTGCAATTCATGGGGAACAAATTCTCGTCGATGACGAGGACTTCGAAATGCTCAGCAAATACCGTTGGCACATAAGTTCGAAGGGTTATGCGACATGCAGCGTAAAGCTACCTAATGGACGTTATGGCGTCCAACGAATGCACCGAATGATCCTTGGTCTTGAGTACGGCGATAAGAGACAAGGTGATCATCGTGATTCGAAATCGAAGCTGGACAATCGAAGGGGTAATCTCAGAATCAGTACTAGAAGCCAAAACCAGATGAACCGAGGCCGCCCGAAGTTTGGAAATAGCCCACTGAAAGGCGTCAAAAGGACCAAACAAGGGAAATGGAGCGCACAGATAACTGTGGGCCGTAAAAACCATTACCTCGGTACGTACCTAACGCCAGAACTTGCACACGAAGCATACAAGCTAGCAGCTGTGCAACTTCACGGCGAATTCGCGAATTTTGGAGACCAATCATGAGCGGAATCGTCATCACATTTTTCATCTGGAGCTTTCTAGCGTTCTGCGCGTGGGCTGTTATGCGGGGTGGAGCGTGAGCGGATATTCAAGGCTTATTACGAGCGCTGAAGTCTACGCCGTGATCATGGCAAAGCATCGCGACCAGATGGCTGCGTTTGCGTCGTTCAGTGATCCAGATGGCACGTTCAATGGCGGCAGCGGCGCAGTTGGACGGATGGATACCGTTTGGGGTATCGCTGGCTGTGACTACCCAATACTCGAAATCCAGACGCGTTGGGATATCGATCCCGCGAAGCCGTACGAGCGCGTCAACCAAACGCATTCCTATTTTCTGCTCATGGCAGAGAGGGAGGAATCGTGATGGTCACACTTCACCGCCGCCGCCAGTGGCGGGACAAGCGCCGGCCGCCGACGCCTGAGGAACTGGCGCGGGCAGATTGGCTGATCGGCTGGCACTGCGCGCTGTGCGGATTCTTTATCACGCTGCTGCTGATGTTCGTGATTTTCGGCGACCGGTTCGCGGCGCTGTTTTGGGGGAACTGAGCATGTTTTCGAGAGACGCAAAGCACTACCGCCCTACGCCACGCAGCCTGACGCAAGCCTTCGGCCCGCACGCACGCCTGCACGTGAGCCGCGATAAGACGCCGCTGAGGGCGTACGCATATATGGCTGCTTGTGGCGCCGCTATCGGCTGTTTCTGGTATCTGGTCATTCAATTAAAGGTGTCGTGATGAGCGAACAAGAATTCGAAATGCTGTTTACCGAGAGCCTTTTGAAACTTGATATGTACATCGCGACACAGATAACCAAGCGGCAGATATTTCAGGCCAAAGGTCGTCGGCACCACGTCGAGCGCAATAAAGCGTTCTGGAAGCATCAGAACGAGAAAGGCGAGCCACTCGTTCTATGTAAGCAGTGCGGTGCAATTGAGTCGAGCAGTTACTGTGAGCCATATAAGACGCAGATCATCGAGCGCGGCCTTTGCTACCACTGCAATTCGTGGACAAATGAAATAGCCAAGGATGATCCGAAGCGACTGGTTATTGATGGCCATATCTACGGCGATGGCGGAAATCAGCCGAACGCGTCTCGCAAAGATTTCCTTGGATTCGGCGGTCACGTTTGGACGATCGAGCGCGACGGAAAAGTCTGGCAGACGAACAACCTGTGGAGCGGTTCGACTGTGCCGGCGGAATACCGCGATCGTATGCCCGATAACGCGCGGTTCGTGAAGGCATCTAAATGAAGCGCCTAGCTCGGAACATCGCTCAACTGATCGCCTTGTGGCTGATCCTCGGCGCAATTCTCAGCGCGGTAGTTCTGGCAGTCGTGCCGGATAACGAAGCGCAGGTAAGCGCGGTACTCGCGTATAGGGGGCAAACGTGAGCGACGGCCCCGATTTCTGGATGCAGGTACAGGATGAACAGGAACAGCAGGAGGCATTAGACGCGCTCCATGCATACGAGGAAATGAGGAAACGAAATGAGCGAAAAGAACGAAAAGAACATCTATCAGCGCATGGCGGAAGTGATGAAAGCCGTGGCGTATGTCCAGAAGGAAGACAAGAAGGTGAACAATCAATACACCTTCGTCAGCCATGACGCAGTGACGGCGAAATTGAGGCCTGCTTTGATTGAGGCTGGGATTTTCCCGGTCGTAACGGTCAAGAACCGCAGTCAGGACGGCAACCGCACAGACGTGACCATTCTCGTTCGATTCGTCAATGTTGACAAACCGGAAGAGCATATTGAAGTCGAGTCGTTCGGTTATGGGATTGACCCGTCCGACAAGGGTCCGGGGAAAGCTGTCAGTTACGCGTTCAAATACGCGCTGCTCAAGACGTTCTGCCTCGAAACTGGAGACGACCCTGAGCGCGACAACATCGAGCACAAACCAGCAGTTAAGCCCGGCGTTCCTGAAAACGAAGTCGCTGATCTTCAGATTGCGCTTCGTGAAGCAGAAAGCATGCAGGATTTGGATCGCATTTCGGCGCCGCTCGCGAAGCTTCCTCTTTCAGACGAACAACGCCTGACGCTTTCTGTGACGTACAGCAAGCGCAAGCGCGAATTGAAGACGGCGGCGTAAATGGACCTGTCCACCATCGACCCGGCTGTCATCGAGGCGCGCGGCCAGTACGCGACGGTGAACGGAGAGTACAAGACGCTGATGTCCGTCATGCAATCGTGGACTCAGCAAGCATGCGATGCACTGCGTCATGGCCTGAATGAGCCGAATGTGGACACCGCACGCCAATTGTTCGCCGAGGCTGAATTGCTCTGCGCGAAGCTGAAACAAAGCACCGAGTACGCCGCAGACCTGAAAGAGCAGAAGGAAGCGCTTTGGCCTATTGCATGGGGGAAAGCATGAAACAGTATGTTCTCCGCGATCCCGAGATCGCCCGCCGCATGGTGGACTTTATCCGCGCCACTGCTGGCCCTGCAAACGCTGCTGGCCGGCCGCTGGTTGTCACGGTGGCTGAGTACAAGGCGAAGCGCTCGAACGAGCAGAACGCCCGTTATTGGGCTCTCCTGACCGAGATCGCGGAGAGTGTCCAACTCAACGGCAAATGGTTCGACCGCGACACGTGGCACGAGTGGCTAAAGCAGAAGTTCGCACCGCAGTCTGAAGCGCCAGACGGCTCGCTCATTCCGATAAGTACGACGCGCATGAACACCGAGCAGTTCGCGCGCTACATGACCCAAATCGAAGTATTCGCGACGCAGGAGCTGGGCGTCGAATTCGCAGCAATCTAACGGAGAAGAAATGTTCACCCTCTTTCAAGCCAAGCCGAAGATTACCGCCGTAACTGTCGTCTCGGAACTGCATGGCAAAGAACGCATAGCCGGTTGCTGCATCACTTTCGAACTGAGCAGCAATAACTACATCCTCTCCGAATTCGATTCGCAGATTCGCTATGCGCTTTATACGATGGATGACGATTCGGGCCCGCAATTCAAGATCGATGCCGTGGAAGATGACATGGATGGTCTGACGAAGCTGAAATTCCCCAAGCTCGGCATGCCGCTCAAATTCGATTGGGAAGGCGCGGGCTATGAACTGCAATTCCATATTGGCGCTAGCGGTCGCGAAGACATCATTCTCGACGGCGTTGGCCTGAAAGACTTCTCGTTCGACTGCAAGGAAGGCGGAACAGTCATCACGAAGTTCAAAGCCATGACGCACCCGACGGCGGCGCAGCAGGGAAAGATCGATCACATGCTGCAACTCGAATGCGAGATCAGTCTGAAGCAGCCGGCCGAGAAGCAGAAGCGCTTCGATTAACCAGTTCGCGCGGCGCCGCCCCAAAGGCGCTGGCGTGTGTGTTGGCCGCGCCAGTACGGGCGGTCCTTTTTCGAGACCGACATGAAAGAGACTAAGACCGCAGCAGGGGCGAGCCTAAGCGATGAGCAGATTCGCAAGAGCATGACGTCGGAGCAAATCCAGCTTGAACGGAGACTGACGTGCGAAGCGATCGACGGCGCAATGGCCTTCGGCTATCAGAACACGAATCCGCCGCCTGGCGACGACCACTGGCTTGCGCCGTACTGGAAGATCGGGCGCAAGCAAGCGGAGCTTGAGGCGTCTATCGCCGCCCCGAAGGCAGACGCCGCGCCGAGCGACGAAATGGAACGCGCATATCAGCGCCGGCATGCCATGATCGTCACCGACCGAGAAGACTTCGAGGCTGGCTACCGCGCCGCGATAGCTGCTGGCGGAGCGCAAGAGCCGGTGAACGGAGAGCAGTCATGAGCCGCATCGTCTGCCAGTTCTCCTGCGGCGCAGCCTCGGCGGTCGCAACGAAACTGGTCCTCGCGGAGTTCGGTGCGACACGCGAGATACTGATCATCAACGCCTTCATCAAGGAAGAGCACGAGGATAACCGCCGTTTTCTGGCTGATTGCGAGAAGTGGTTCGGCCGCGAAATAACGGTGCTTCGCGACGAGAAATACGGCGCATCTACCCTCGAAGTATTTCGCCGCAAGCGCTACCTGAAAGGACAGCGCGGCGCGCCATGCTCGAAGCAGCTTAAGCGCGATCTTCTGGACTCGTTCCGTCAGCCTGACGACGCGATCGTACTGGGCTACACGGTCGAGGAACAAAACCGATACGACGACTTCATCGACCGGAACAATGGAATCGATCTGATGGTGCCGCTTATCGATCGCGGACTGACGAAGGGCGATTGCCTCGGCATGCTGGAGCGCGCCGGTATCGAAATGCCCGCCATGTACCGGCTTGGGTATGACAATGCCAACTGCATCGGTTGCGTGAAAGGCGGATTGGGATACTGGAACAAAATCCGCCGCGACTTCCCGGAACGATTCGAGGAAATAGCCGCGATCGAGGAAACCATCGGGCCGAGCGCTTACCTGTTCCGTGATCGCGACACCAACGAGCGCTTCAGTCTGCGCCAGCTAGACCCGTCCGCTGGGCGGCATGATGAACCGCTGCCAGCATGCAGTTTCTTTTGCGAGATCGCCGAACAGGAGATTACAGCTTGAGCCGCCATTCCATTAGTAATGAATTGTGCCAATACTGCGGCGAACGAAAAGGGCCAGCGCCGTCGTGGTGCGTAATGCACGAGCGCCCCATGACCGCCCCCACCAGCAAGCCCGGAGCAGAGATGGAACTCACAGACGAGCAGATCGTCGCATTGGCACTCGAAAACGGGTTCTACAAGTCAGCCGAACATTGGGGCGACCGTTATGTGACGCAACTCGGAAGCGACTTGGTTCGCTTCGCCCGCGCGTTGCTCGCCCGTCAGCCTGCCGCTATCGACAAGCAGGCGGAGATTGCACGGATCAGATACGGGGCGCTGCGTGATGCCGAAAACATTGCCCGTCTATTCGACTTAGGCACGCCGGACGGTCATGCTATCGCGGACTCTATCCGCAAACTGGCAGAGGCGGAGCGTGCGGAGCAACCTGCCGCGCCATCGGTCGAGCAGGACGAGCGCGGGGCGTTGGTGCGAATGGCTAACGATATGCGCGCCGAACAGACCTTCCTCGGATCGTGCCGCGAGACGTGCGATGACAGCGGGCGCGCCAGATGGGATCGTGTCCAGCGCGTAATTGACTACCTTGACCGCGCCGCATCCCCTTCCGCCAATGTGGCGCAGGGTGCGGAGGCGGTGGCGTGGGAATCGACTACGCCAGTCTATCGCCGGTTCATCACCGACGCGCGGTATCAGAAGCTCAGCCCGGAGGCGCGCAAATGGTACAGGCCGTATCGGTGCCCGCACTGCTCAGATGCCGCCCCGCCAGCACAGCCAGCGCTCACGGACGATGCGCGCGATGCGATCCGGCGAGCGGCGCTGAAGGAAGCGGCAGGAGTCTGCGACGTGCTCAGCCTCGACTACAACCGCCGTCGCAAGACGAGCGATAACCCGACCTACCTGGAAGGTAAATCGGATGGTGCAGAAGCCTGCGGCAGCGCATTGATACGGCTCGCCGCGCAGCCTGCAAGCGAAGCAAAGGGGGAGTGAAATGGGAAAGCGATGGAGCGATGAAGAAAGGGCGTTCTTGAGGGCGAACTATGAGACAGCTAGGTCGATCGTAGAAGTAGCCGAGAAGCTGGGACGCCCTCATGATTCGGTCGCCAAGAAAGCGCAGCAGATGGGCCTTAGACGACCTGACCAGCATGTGGCATCAATCGAACGCATCATGAAAGCGCTCGACTCGACGCCGCGCTCGACGGCCGAAATTTCCAAATTGATCGGCATGACCCAAAGAGCAACCTGCGAAGTACTGCACCGAGCGAGCGCCGAGAATCTCTGCCATGTCTATGACTCTCGAAAGGGAGTCGGTCTTCGTTGGGTCGCTGGAACTGCCGATAGCAACGATTATGCAATCGAGAAAGCCGAGCGGGAAGCCAAGAAGGCAGCGCACGCGGCGAAACCGTTCAAGGCGTTTCGCGATCCGTTTGTCGCACTGCTATTCGGTGAACCGGCTTGAAAGGGTTTACGCACCAACACCCTTGGAGAAAGGGAGTACGAGGGCTTGAGGCTTTATGCCCTCGTTGTAGGGGGCTTCGACGCCTTTGGAGAAGACCCACAAACAGTATGGTATCGAAAGTGCAGTGCAGCAAAAAAGCACTTTTTAAAAATAAAACGCATCGTAACCGCGTCTCGGCAATCCCATCTTGGGTTTGCGAGATTTTCATGCCTTGCATTTTCCAACTCGACGATCAGGATAAGAGCATGACCGAAGAAACGAAAGCCGCCCTGAAGGCGCTGGAACTGTACAGCGCGCGGCATCCGAGGCCGTCTCAGGTCAACCAAAAGCAGGCGGCCGAAATGCTCGGTGTCAGCGCGCGCACGGTCCACAACATGATCAAGGCCGGGACGCTGCGCCTGAACAAATGTGGGATGATTCCGATCGAGCAAATCGACGGAGTGCTTGAGCCGCACTAA